GTGACCCTAAATTTGGAGATATTGTTGATACTAATTTTATATATTCTGATAACCAAAGAGAAGTAAGAAAATTTGGTGACAGTGAAGTATTAGTAAGTGGTCAACCAGCTACTTATCATCCCGGAGATGTAGTTCATTTACCTTATACATCTGGAGAAACTTCAACCATTGAAGCAATCGGATTAGCGTGGGGAGCATTTTCTAGCGGCGTTTTACCGAGTGGTTAATGTATACTAATGTTAAGGCTTTTGTTTTCAAAAGCTGATATTTATACACATAAACCGCACTACTTTTATTATGGCTATTGCTATAGAGACACGTAAATCCGTGTCCGGCTGGCCTGAGTTTTGTGAGTGGGTCACTTCAACTAACAACAGATTATATGTTGGCTGGTTTGGAGTAATAATGATCCCTTGCTTACTTACGGCGGCCACTTGTTTTATTTTGGCTTTTATTGCCGCACCACCAGTAGATATTGATGGAATCAGAGAACCAGTATCAGGATCATTCCTCTACGGAAACAACATCATTTCCGGAGCAGTCGTGCCATCCTCAAATGCAATCGGACTCCACTTTTATCCAATCTGGGAAGCTGGCACCCTCGACGAATGGCTCTACAACGGAGGACCATATCAACTCGTTATATTCCACTTCCTTATCGGTATCTCTGCTTACATGGGACGCCAATGGGAACTTAGTTACAGATTAGGAATGAGACCTTGGATCTGTGTAGCTTATTCAGCTCCAGTATCCGCTGCTTTCGCTGTATTCCTTGTTTATCCATTTGGTCAGGGATCTTTCTCTGATGGAATGCCTTTAGGTATTTCTGGTACATTCAACTTTATGTTTGTATTCCAAGCAGAACATAACATTCTTATGCACCCATTCCACATGGCTGGTGTTGCAGGTATGTTTGGTGGAGCATTATTCTCTGCTATGCACGGATCTCTTGTAACTTCTTCTCTAATTAAAGAGACAACTGAGACAGAATCTCAGAACTATGGTTATAAGTTTGGACAAGAAGAGGAGACTTATAATATCGTTGCAGCTCATGGCTACTTCGGTAGATTAATCTTCCAATATGCGTCCTTTAATAACTCTCGTAGTTTACATTTCTTCCTTGCTGTTTTTCCTGTTGTTTGCATATGGCTTACCTCAATGGGTATATGCACCATGGCTTTCAACTTGAATGGCTTTAACTTCAATCAATCTATCGTTGATTCCAACGGAAAGGTTGTTCCAACATGGGCAGACGTTCTTAACCGAGCAAACTTAGGTTTCGAGGTTATGCACGAGCGTAATGCTCACAACTTCCCACTTGACCTTGCATGTGCTGAGTCTACATCTGTAGCTCTTACAGCTCCATCTATTGGTTAAGTACAATTACTTTAATTTAATTTAAAATGTGCCCCTCTCCTGACGAGGGGCTTTTCTTTTTATTTACCTTCTATACAATAATTAAAACCTTTTAAACCCATGACTCCTGAAGAAGTACAAGCTTTAATCGACCAATCTATTGCTGTTGCAATCAATCAGCACAATAGAAATGCAACTATGATCAGCATGTCCTTAGGATTTGTCTTTATGGGTGCATTTGTAGACGGTCTTTTTAGAGTGTTAGGAATTGTTCCTCCATTCATGGGATTAGATGTAAATATTATTCCTGAAATTGCAAAGTATTGGAATGCTTAAACTAAGCATAAATACGGTTTATATATGGTAGTTTATTAAAGTAACTTAATATTACTTAACAATGACTCCTGAAGCAGAAAGATTTAACGGATGGGCAGCAATGCTAGGTTTTGTAGCAGCTCTCGGTGCATACGTAACAACTGGTCAAATCATTCCAGGTATATTTTAATGGCAAATTCTTCTTACACAACAACAGAGTCTGGAGGAAGACAAAACATGTTTCCTTCTGAAACTCGTCCTTATATTGATGAGTCAGTTGCATACGAAGGTTATCCTCAAAATGCAGAGAAGGTTAATGGTCGTTGGGCAATGATTGGTTTCATAGCTCTACTTGGTTCTTATATAACAACAGGTCAAATTATCCCCGGTATATTTTAATGACAACTAAAACAGCAGTAATTGAATCTCAGAAAATCTGGGCAGAAAAATGGAATGGCAGATTAGCCATGCTTGGTCTAGTTGCAGCAGCAACAAGTGACCTTATTACAGGACATATGTTCTTTGGTATCTTCTAATGAGCGATGCCATGTCACAGTCCTATCACGATGTCATGGAAGTATATAAACACCCTATATCAATTAGATACATCCCTAGAATTGTAGGCTGGGGATCTATTCTAACTTTCGCAGTTGGTTTATATCAGATGGCATAAAAATAGCCCAGTGTTTTTACTGGGCTTTTTATTTTGAGTTGAACTTTCAAGCTGCAAGTGAATCAATGAATTTAAGAGGAAGAAGATTTTTCTTTTGTAGTTCCTCTTTTACTTTCTCAATGTTGTATTTGTAATCGTCACGAGAGAAACAGTTTTCAAAAGCTAAGTAATGTGGACCTAATCTTAAAGTCCCATCATCTCTGTATTTGAATAAAGTTTTCTTTTCGATTCCAAGAATTTGAGTTGCTTTACGGGCTGTTACCCATTCTGAATTGTTTGTCATTAGACACTGTATGTAGTACATACGTAAATTACCTCCACCACCTGTAGTGTCCAATTTAGTTAAGGTTTTCTTAATTATTAACTTCAGAATAGGTCAGTTTAGACTAAGATAACGACGATAATTAGTATGTTTAGAGATGAACAGGAACCGCTAACCCTGCTCTTAGAACTCTCTCCACGACTAGCTAAACGACGATATAGACAAGCAATCTACGAAGCTTGGAATCATAAATGTGGCTATTGTGAGGAAACGGCTACATCTCTCGACCACATAGTCCCTAAATTTAAATCGGGATCAAACAATAGATATAACTTAGTCCCTGCATGTAGGAAGTGTAATGCAGATAAAGGAAGTAAAAATATGGAAGAATGGTTTAAAAGTAAAGACTATTTTTCACAGGTAAAGTTAGAAGCCATAAAGACATGGATGAGTGATGATGTAAAAGATATAATGATATATACGTAGGTAAGTAATTAGAATGGCTAAAATATCTAGGTCACAACTAGAGAAAGATTTACAAGACTATAAAGATTCCTTAGAGGCATCTAAGGATTTACCTAATTCTGTTATTGAGAACAATATTAAATATAATCCCTCTACTGGGCGGTTGGAATACAGCATGCCTGATGATTTAAATGAGAATCAATTTAATGAGAATCTACCAACGAATGCTGCTAATGCTCGTGTTTATGTAACATATGATATATCTAAAATTGACACTGGTAGATATGTTGCGGGAACAGTTTCTGGAGGAGATTCTGTTAAGGGTTTTACAGTATCTTCGGATGATCTAGCTGGGATGAAAACCAGTACTTCAACTGTAAATGGAGAATGGACAAAAAACCAAAGAAAGAGAAGAAAAGGGAGCGATGCTACTAAAACCACATATACTCTTACTGTGGATGTTACGGATATTGTTCAACCAGAAGGTGGTACAGGATTTAAAGACTGGGCGAGAGCAGCATATAAAGGAAGAAAAATGAGTCCCGCTGATGCTAAAAACAGAGCAGACAAAATAGTAAGAGCAATAGAAGGTGCGATGGAAAGCAGTATACCCGATATAAAGGGGTATAACGATAATGATGATTATGGATACGCCGATTGGGTGGACACACAGAGTTTAACTGGTGGAAAAAGAAAGAGGAGTGGATCTGGTTATTTTTATACAAGAGCTGGAAGAAGTAATTATAAGGTTACAGATGGAGCTTTAAAAGGAATGGAAGGAGGAATGAATAAAGTTAATGATAATAACCATAATGTTGATTTATATAATGAATTTAATCCAAAATTTAATGACTATGCAAAACAAATAAATGACTTTAACAGGGAATATAACGCTGTTAAAGATGTAAAGAAACAAACGTATGATGATGTAATACAAATCTCTAATCAGACCAAAGGAGCTGATTATACCGATCAGAGAGATAAGATCAGACTTATTAAAAAATTAGAAGAAGCTGGTATCAGTTCAGAAGACTCTCAAAAGATATTAGGAGATGTAGAATCTGCATTTAAAGATTTTTATAGAGGTGAAAAATTAGAGAAGTTTGATTTTGGATATGGTCAGGAACAAGGTTATGCTAATACCAAAGGAAAGCCTTTGTATGGTGATTTCAATGCTAATTACTATAAACAACAAACTTTACCTAATCAAAGCCTTACCGAACAAGAGAAATGGAATGAGGCTGTAGCTAATGATGATATTGATATTATCGAAAGATTTGGAGAAGGAACAGGAGCTGAGGATGGATATTATCTATGGAGATATGGACAACAACGTGGAGCTGGAGAGTTAAGAGGTAATGCAGCTGATCCATTAGAAGCAGCGGAGGAATTTGTTGAGAAGGCACCTACTGATGCAGAGATGGCACAGATTAGGGATAGGATGTTGAAGATTGAAGAAGATGATCCAGAAACTTTAATAAATGATGTTAGTTATATAAAAGATGCGTATGAAGAAGCTAAACAAGCAAAGGCTGATGGAACAGCTAATAGATTTGTAGATGCCGCTGGTACTTATTTAAACGTTGATAACCCAGATGAATTCTTATTAGTATTTCAACAGTCTGAAAATGAGGATGACCAAAGAGCTTACAATGAATTAAAAAGAAGTGGTCTTTATATAACTGAGTTAGAAGATGCAATTACAGGTGTAGTAGGAGAAGAAGCACTTGTACAGACAAAGAAATTTGGAGCACTAACTCAGAACGTTTTAAAAGATACTTTTGATCAATTAAGAAGAGCAAAAGCTAAAGAACAAGAACTAGCACTAATGGGACAGTTTAGTACCTTTGGTGAAATAATGGATGTAAATAAAAGTCTTTCTGATTCTTTATTAGGAGATTCAGGTGTAGGTGGCTTCTTACCATTTATGGGAAAAGATAGTGGGTTTGATTCCAAGACATTAGAGAAACAACTTAGCGGTGTTACAGGTATAAATAATAATGTCGTTTATAACTGGCAACAGTGGTTCGATGATTCAATTAAAAAGAGTTACAGTGAATTTGAAGATGATTTTATAGAACTAGGATATACCAGGGAGGAAGCAGAAGAAGCTGCACAAGAACAAGTAAACATCCAAAAGTCTTTTGCAGAGAGTTATATTACTGATTATTTGAAACCAAGATTTGATGAGTCTAGATCAATGAATGAGTTTGTTGAATATTTAGATGTTAGACAAGAAGAACAGAACCCTTTCCAAACACAAAGTTTAGTCAATGCTGTTAATGAAGTTGGAGAATTACAAGCAAAGGCTTATCTAGATCAAATTAGAGATAGTGCAGTTGACAAGAAATTCAATAGTGACTTTTACTTTAATCCAGTTGGAGCTGGTATGAGTGTAGGTTTACAGAATCAATATGATAATCAGAAAAAGATAGTGGAAGAAGATTGGGATAATGCACGTAATAATCCTAATCAGGTAGCAGATTCTCTTAACCCCGGACAGGGAACATGGGCAGAATTAGCTTATAGATATGGAGCTGATGTTAATGATAAACAACAATTTGCTCAATTACACTATCAGGTAAAAGGTAAAAATCCTAATTATAAATTTGATCCAGCAGAAGATGTTATAAATGCTGGTAAGGTTAAAGATCATATTTATACAAACATTCTTCCAAAACTTGTAGATGAAGCTGGAAAACAACCTACTGTCTTTGGTCAGTTTATAAGACCTGATGAATATGCAGAGGACATGATTGAAGGTTTAGATCCAGATCAACCTGAAGAATGGAACTATGCTTTAGAACAAGTTGGATTATCAGACTTCCAAGGTACAGCAGCTGACTTAAAAAATTATATAGCTGAGACTTTCAGAACAGGTAGTGCTGCTGATATAAGAGCACAACTAAAATATCTCAATGAAAAACGTGAGAAACCTACACAACAATTACTTGGAGTTGAGTATATACAAAGAGAAGAGGATTATAAAACAGATTCAAAATTAAAAGGAGAGACACAACTATTCAAAGTATTTCAAGATGCTGGATATGAAGGCACTGAAGATGATTTTTACGACAATGTATTCCCAGACCTAGATCCGGGTTCTCAAAAAATGTTGAGTCAGGTAGGAGAGACAGGAAGAATAAACATAGAAGGATTAGGAGATGACTACCGAGAGAATCCCTTTGCAGCATTTGGTGCGATCAGTGGATTAACAGGGGATGAAGGAGGCATATTTGGAACACAGAAAAAAGAGAAAGAACCAGAAAAAGAGAGGGAAAGTAGCTATTTTACGTTTGACGTGGATTATGATGATGAAGAGGAGGATTACAAATCTAAAAAAGGAAGTGAGATTCTAAGTCAATTCACAAAGGGTTTCTCTAGTTTTATCTAAGTAAATATGTCAAGTAAACGTAAAAAAGCAGCAACAGCCGCAAAACTTGCGAAGGATAAGATGGCGTGTAATAAACCAAAGAGAACACCCAAACATCCTACTAAGTCACACGTAGTAAAGGCATGTAAAGATGGTAAAGAAAAAATTATAAGATTCGGACAACAAGGTGTAAAAGGAGCAGGTAAAAATCCTAAAACAGCAAAAGATAAAGCACGTAAAAAATCTTATTACGCCAGACATAATGCACAAGATGCAAACCCCGATAAATTCTCTGCTAGATATTGGTCTCATAAGGTGAAATGGTAATAAAGTTAGGTATGATTAATAGTAGATAGTTATTACTTTGTATGGCAGATTTCACTAAAGCCATTAACATTATTTGTAAACATGAAGGGTATAAAGAAAAAGCCTACCCAGACCCAGTCACTGGAAGACATCCTTACACTTTTGGTTATGGAACTCAGTTCTATCCAGATGGTTCTCCAGTAAAGTCAGGACATCGTGTTACCAAACAGAAAGCTTTAGAGTATTTATTGTGTGAAATACATTTAATTGAAGAAGAGTTAGATAAATTGAATTTACATATAGACCAATCAATGAAGAATGCTTTGATATCTTTCATTCATTCGATAGGGTGGAAATCTTTTTTATACAGCACCATCATTGATCATCTCGAAGGACAACGTTATCACTCTGCAGCCGAAGAGATGAATAGATGGATATATGATGCGAATCATAAAGCTTTAGGATATTTGTTAGAGAGGAGAAAAGAAGAAACAAATTTATTCGTAGAGGAGATAGATATTACTGAGGTTCCTTTCCCTGGTGTTTTATTAATAGCAGCAAATAGTTATCAAGCTTTCCCTTGTCAGATAGAAGCTTTATTAAAACTAGAGAAAAAAGTTAATCCTTATATACTTGCAGAATTTATGAATGACTATGGGGATCACTCCAAAGAATTATCTGATGAAGTCAAATTAGACACATATTTTGAAAGTACCTATGGTGATTTCGATAGATAGTCGTAGAATAAAGGTAGAAAATAGTAACAACTAATGGAAAATTCAGTTGAACCTAAAGCATTCCAACTGCCGTTAGAGCATCAGTTTTCTATGAAGAAAGCTGAGATGAGAGCAAAAGACATGACATGGGATCAACTTTATGTTGCGTTGTTATCTTTGTTTCATCAGCGTCTAATGGAAATATATGCACTCAAATCTATGATGGCAGAAGAGAATGTAGACATTGATTTTGATGTTCCTACGGATGTCGAATTACTTGATCTGGCTACTAAAGCTCAAGAAGCCATGAATGAAGAATTTGATGAGGATGATGATGAGCCTTTAGCCATCTAAATCAATAAGTTTATTTAAATACCATCTAGCTTTCTTTAGGGATTCTTTACCTCCCTTCTTTCGTTCACGCCACATATATTTAGCCACATTACCTTTTAAATAACCACGGAATTCTTCTGGTGTAAGCTGTGCTTCTATTGCATCTATACATTCCACATTACCAGCTGCGTAGTGCATTGGTTTTTCTACTGGATCAAAGAAGTGTAAATTGTGATCTACTGTTGTAGCAGTAGGCATAGGGCAAAAGCCATCAGTACATTCTTCCATTTTATTATTTACTTCTTGGTTTTGGAATTCGGAGAGTCTAATACCATTAAGAGGGTTTTCGGCTTCACTGAAGCCCCTTGCTTCATTCCATCCTCCATTGAGGGAATATATCCCGTTAGACCTGGTCTCTGCCCCAGATTCATTCTGTTCATTCCGTCTTCGCATGCTGCTAATCCTCTGTTATACATATCATACAAAGGAACGTCATTTTTTTCATTATCTATTGGAGCACCAAAATCTTCTACAGACAAAACTCTACATTTCATTTCATCTTTAACAAAGTCTCCTAAAAAATTAGTAGCACCGAGCATTGTTTTATAATGGATGATTTCTTTCTCCTACAATATTATCATGGCAAGATTCTACGATACTACATACGACCCCGCAAAGGACTCAGGAACGTCTGGAGCTGAGATATCTGATATAAACCCTGAACAGGCTTATGACGTTGATCTGCGTCGCTTAGAGATGGATAAGAGAGGAGATGTAGAGTCTAGTAATGAACAACAGAATCGTGCAAGAAAATTTTTTAAAGCTTCTCGTGCCGCTGGTAAGTATAGACAACAAAGTGGATTTTCCGAACCTAGCATAGGAGGTAGGACACCAATAGGGAAAGCCGATTTAGGTGGAGTTGAATTACCAAGCCTTAGAGGACGTAATTTTGGAGGACCGGGAGCTGGGTCTACTGAATATGCCAGTAAACCAAAGCCTCAATTTGGTAAGTCTTTCTTTATGTAATTAGACTTTAGCAATCTCTTTTTTTATCTTTTTACTGCTTTTTCTTTGAGGATAGTCGATATCACAGGGATTTCCTCTATAAAATTGTAACTGTGTAATTCCTTCATTTGCATAAATTCTATTAAATAAGGAAGTGCAATTTGTTATTTGCAATGTTAAATAACCTTCCCATCCACTTTCAGCCGGTGTGATATTACATAATATTCCTGATCTTGCATAACTGGATTTACCGACAGCAACGACAGTGATATCTTTCGGTAATTTTATCTTTTCTTCTGCCCTACATAAGCAATATCCAAAAGGTGGTAATAAGAAGTATTTACCTCTTTCATCTTCATTTAGTGTGGTAGATTTCAATATCTCGAAATCAAAATCTTTGGGGTCACACATGCCTGTTTGTGTACCTCCAAACAGTGAACATTTCTCTTCAGATAGTCTTATATCATAACCATAAGAACTTAACCCATAACTCAGAGTTTTCTTACCATTTACTTCCTTAACTTCCTTTGCTACAAAGGGTTCTATCATGTTTTCTTTTTCAACAAGATGCTTAATTTCCCAATCAGATAAGATACTCATAATGCTTCTTTTGTGTTCTTCGAGTATATCTAATCTAACAAAGGAGTCTACCTTTTTCATCATAAATATCTATAAACTTTTCTATCATTTTTGTAGAGTTTTGTATCGGAGGTAGATATACCAATAAAGACGTACAAGTTTTATGTGTACCGATACCTTTACTTGTATTTTTTATTAACGAAGGTGCGGTCTTTAATATACAAATAGGGAAGTCAAATATCTTCTGTTCGTATCTAATCATGTCTGGACAATTTGTAAAATAGAGTCCTTGTTCTATTTCTTTAGCTAACCATGATTTATATAATTTACGAAACCATACAGCATGTGATGAAGTTAAAGAAGGAGATGAAGCACGAGTCATCTTCCATTTTTCATTCTTTTTATCCCAGAAGTATGCACCACTTGGAGGAAACAAGTAAACACTACCATACCATTGCTGACAATTTAGTCCGTCATCATTGGGAGTAAAGAAATTTTTAGCTTCTACATAATCATTAGCTACACGAGAACTTGCAACGTCTAGATCTATACCTTCTAATAAAGCATGTGCAGCAGATACTAAATCATAATTAGTAATTAATTCTAAATCTTCATTATGTTTTTTAACATCATGTATAGCCATTAGTTAAGAGAACAGGGAGAAGCATCTACTGTTTCCATGTTTTCATAATCTATTTCTAGGTATCTAATTCCAGCTTTATCTAAAACCATATATCCAGCCATCTTCTTAGGATCAATCTTTTCTGCTCTATTTAAGATCCTTTTTAGACTCTCACTTAAATCCTCGTTGTTTATTGATTCACATAAACGTATATCATCTCTTAGATCTTCCAAAGTACACCACGAGTCTGTTTGCTGTGTAGCATTTAGCCTCATAACACCAGGTCCTTTAAGATCCCAGAACTTTAAATACTGTTCTCCCTGATCAGCAAGAATAAATTTAATAGTTGTATCTAAAAATGTTGCCTTTTGTGGATCCATGTCTTCTCCAATGACGGAGGCAATTAATCGTTCTCTTCTGTTCATTTTTTTAATAATCCCTGTCTAGATAAAGATTCAAGTAATTTAGGCATTGGTTGATAAAGTACAACCATTTTTCCTAAAATACCACGCTTTTTTACTAGTTTGCCATCATTATCTCTTACTTTATTAAACTCTCCTGACCTAATTAAATATTCAGCTACACAGCGTAATCGTCTTTTTAAAGGTAATTCAGCTTTTGGAAATTTACCACATATAGTATCTGCATTCATGTCTTGGAAAGCAATACGTAATCTATTCGCTAATGTCATATTAGAGTTTGCATCTTCTTGCTCATAATTTAATACATTTTCTAAATATCTTTTTAAACAACCATCATCAAAAGAACCCTCTGGAGGAATAAATATTTCTACTTGAGAGCTTAGTGATTCTGATAATGTTTGTTTATAGTTTTTTATAGTAACTTTTGATATATCGATGTTAATAAATCTATGTGCAATCATGTTAACTTTCCACTGCTAGTTGTTACATACATAGGTGATGCTTTCTTCCTGTAATCTTGTGATGTAAACTTCTTATTCTTTGCGAATGATTGCACCAATTTATTCCAAGGTATCCTAATTAATGCCTTTCTGCCCGGATCAGGAGATGCGTTGACGTAATGTATACCTTCAACCCATCCTTTATCAGGATGTTTTCTACCTAAAGCCATCCAATTACGAAGAGTCTGATCTGAAACTCCCAGTCTACGAGAGCATTCTTCCGTGCTTATATATTCATCAGCGAATGCCTGAGGATTTAGAGCGTCTGTAATTCCTTTTTCATAACGACTATGCCACATTGAAGATAAAATATTTTTTATCCCTTTTAATTCCCACGCTATATCTTCTAAACCTTTGCGTAATCCTGTATTCATAGTTTCATTACTCTTGATTAAATGCTAATGTAAAAGTAAACAATTTTGCATCAATGGAAGAGCAGGTACCACCAAGTCAACAACCCGGAGTTCCACAAATAACTCCAGAACAATTAGCTCTAATGAAGGCTCGTGCTAGAGAGCTAGCTATACAACAAACTTTAGCACAAAATGTAACAAATAGCCCCTCTAATCAGCAGGTAGTTTATGTTAGAAGAAACCTAACGATTGCAGAGATAGTTTTACTATTAGTGGTTTCTTGTTTATTAGTAACTGGGGTGCAATTTGGATGGAAACTTGCAACAGATTTCCTACCTAGAGTAGAAATTAAGGTTAATTAATCGTCAGAATACTAGATCTATAATTAGTTAATAAAGTGTTAACTAGAATTAGGTCGTGGCAAACCGTAGAATTAGTGAATTACAAGAACAGGCGGGTCTCCAATTAGCAGAAGATGATCTATTAACGGTTGTTAATGTATCAGAACCAGATCCAGGATTAAAGAATAAAAAATTAACAATATCAGGTACAAAAGCGTACTTAAATGTTCATTATTTACCTAGAACAGGCGGTACTGTCAGTGGAAATGTAATAATTCAAGATGACTTAACTGTTTCTGGAGCTAGTACTACATCAGGATTAACCGTAAGCAATTTAGCAAATATAAGTGGAATTGTAGTAACACAAAATGTCACCGTAACAGGAACTATCAGTGGTACCAACATAACTGGTGGATCTATTGAAGGTTCTACTATAAAAGCTGTAACCTTTACGGGAACTACAATCAACGCTGAAAGTGGAAAATTCAGCACTGTTGTAAGTGGAGTTACGGTAACTGGTACTCATTCTTTATTTACTAATGCAACTGCTACTAATATCACAGGTACTACGGTAACTGGTACTAATGCTTTATTTACGAATTCAACAGCTACTAATATCACAGGTACTACGGTAACTGGTACGACTGCAAATTTCACTACTGTTAATGCTGTTGATTTAAATGTTTCTGATGATTTAGATGTAACGGATGACACTACCATTGGAGGAGATCTGACAGTCACTGGTGATGTTAGTCTTTTGGGAGATACAGATGTCGGTAATGCTAATACTGACACAATAACTTTTACAGCTCGTGTAGATTCTGATTTAGAGCCTTCCACAGATGATGAAAGATCTTTTGGAGATTCATCTTTAAGATGGAAAGAGATACATGGTGTAACTGTTGATGCAACAACAGGAAATATAACTAATATTACGGCAACTAACATTACAGGCACCACAGTCACAGGAACCAGTGCTTTATTTACGAATGCAACAGCCACTAACATCACAGGTACCACCATAACTGGTACATCTGGTTTATTTACGAATGTTACGGCTCAAGATTTTACTGTAGAAGATGATTTTGACGTTGTAGATAACGTGACCGTTGGTGGAGATGCGACTGTCACAGGAACTATAGAAGGTAAAGGGACTATATCAGGATCAACAATTACGGGTGGAACCAAAATATTATCTCCTTTGATAACTGGAGCTACTATCGTTGGTACAACTAAAGTTTCAGGAGTTACTGTTACAGGTACTCATGCACTATTTACAAACGCAACAGCTACTAATATTACAGGTACTACAGTTACTGGTACTACAGCTAATTTCACTACTGTTAATGCTGTTGATCTAAATGTTTCTGATGATTTAGATGTAACAGATGACACTACCATTGGAGGAGATCTGACAGTAACCGGTAATGCTTCGATATTAGGTAATACAGATATAGGTAATGCAAATACTGATACAGTAACTTTTACTGCTCTTGTAGATTCAGCAATTCTTCCTGATGCAACTGCTAATGATCGTGATCTAGGTAGTACCACTAAAACTTGGAGAGCACTTTATGCAACTACAGTAGTAGCTACTACAGGAACTATTACTAATATCACAGCTACAAATATCACCGGAACCACAGTTACTGGTACTAATGCCTTATTTACTAATGCGACTGCGACTAACATAACTGGTACTACAGTTACTGGTACTACTGCAAATTTCACTACAGGTAACTTTGTTGATCTTAATGTTACTGACGACATAGTATTAACTGATGATTTAACTATCGGGGGAGATCTCACAGTCACAGGAACCCTTGAAGTTAAAGGAACAACCATATCTGGTGTGACAGTAACAGGTACCCATTCTTTATTTACTAATGCAACTGCTACTAATATCACAGGTACTACGGTAACGGGTACTCATGCTTTATTTACCAATACAACCGCCACAAACATTACAGGTACCACAATTACAGGTGGAACTATCAAGATGAGTGGCGATACAGTAGCTACTCAGACCTTTGCTGAGGACAGTGCAATCGTATTTGCAATTGCTCTAGGTTAACTCCTCATAAAATAGAATAAATATTGATTAGGTTTTATAGATAAATGGCTCGTTTCATCTCAGTTTGTAGAGCTGATATTACCAATAATTCCACAGTTGCCTCACAGCAAGCAGTAATTACAGGTTCGACAAATTCGAGCGGAGTCCCTGCATCTACCTATGGAGTCATATTAAGCATCTTAGCTTCCAATAAGAACGTTAATTCACAGAATGTGACCGTGACTCTATTTAAAGGAGGAGTTGCTGGTACGGCTGCCCGTTTAATTACCTCTGGAGAAGTGCCAGCTAAATCTTCTTTGGAGTTCATGACTGGGAATAAATTGATAGTTGAGCCCAGTGATGTCATCAAAGCTTATGCCAGTGCAGGTAGTTCTATCGATATCACCGTTTCATATATGTTAAATCCTCAAGATACCAGTATCTAACCATGCCTTATATCGGAAATATAGTACAAGACTTTAGTGTTAGCACCGCTATGCTCAATAGCGATAGTGTTACGAGTATTAAGGTACTCGACGGAACTATCGTCAATGCCGATATAAATGACAGTGCAGCGATAGCTGTAAGTAAATTATCAGGAGTGATGCCTTTAACTGGAGGAACATTCTCAGGGGATGTTTCTTTTGGTGATAATAATATTACTAATGTTGGAACTATTGCATTAGATACAATAAAAGGAGATGCAGACGATAACACTAATATAAATTTTGCTGGAAATGATACTATAAACCTTAAACCAGCAGGTACAACAAGACTCGCAATAAATACTTCTGGCCTTGCTGTAACAGGAGGTATCACTGGAACTGGTGATCTAACCATTGATACCACTACTTTTCACGTTGACTCTTCTAATAATCGGGTTGGTATAGGTACAACAAGTCCAACAGGTGTTTTAGAAATTGATGCTGCTTCTACTACTAGCATGATAATGTTAGATACTGGTGGAACTAACTTTGCGAGAATAGGACATAATACTTCTAGCGGAGCAAATATGCTAGATGTAAGAAGTGAGGGGCATACAAGATTTTTAACAGGTGGAAATAATGAGCGATTGCGTATAGATTCGTCTGGAAATGTAGGTATAGGTACATCAAGTCCAGATACGTTATTTCATGTTGAATCAAGTGGTGCTACTTCTACAAGACTAAGTGGTAATAGAGGTGATAATAATAATTTACATATAGCAAATATCGAGTTTGAAAATACTTTTAATACTCAAGGTGTAGTTGCAGAAATAAAAGCTATTACTGGTAGTAGTGGTACTCAAAGTAGTCTAGGGCAACTTACTTTCTCTACAGATGACGGTTCTGCATTGTCAGAACGTGTACGTATAGATTCATCTGGAAACGTAGGTATAGGTACTACGAGTGCTTTTAACTCTGCAAGATTATCTGTAACAGGTGGTTTAAATGGAACACACGCTGTATTTTCTGGACAAGCAAGTCGTGGATTAAAAATTTCTACTGAAAATACTTTAAATAATGATGATGGTGTGGCTTATGATGCCCAAACTTCTACAGGTAAACACTTGTTTAAGGTTGCTGGCTCAGAAAAAATGCGTATAGATTCGTCTGGAAACGTAGGTATAGGTACATCAAGTCCATCCGGAAAACTTGATGTTACAGATGGCACGACAAGCATTTCTTTTAACAAAACAAATAATACACCTCG